ATATATATCAAAAGAAAATTGCTAAAAGAGCAAACTGGATTTCCTTGGAGTGCTTGTAAAGGGATAGCTAAATATAGAGCACTATATGATTTTATTAGAATATGTGGTTAACGTCACAATTCAACTATAAGATTACATTTTGAAATTTTTGCGAAGGTAAAAAGAAGGTGAAGTTATGCCAAAAATAAAATTTTCAGAAGATATATTTATAACTAATTCTGAGTGTATAGAAAAAGATACTATTATGAATTTAAAAGAAAATAAAGACCATTTTGCAATTTATTCAAATAGTGGATATATTGCTGGCACGTATGATTATAGTTTAAAAAATGATATTTATAAATATTTTGAGATAATGGATTAGCATTACAATCCAAATATTGGAGGAATAAAAATGATGGTATGTGACTTTTGTGGAAAAAACGAGAATGAGGTTTATAGATTAGTAGCTAATAAAAACAATGCTATATGTAATAAATGTATAATGTTATGTTCAGAAATACTTTTATCAGAATTAGGAGAATTTAAAAAACTTAATATAAATGACTACAATGAAGAATAAGGAGTTTGAATATGAGAGAGATTAAATTTAGAGCATGGAATGAATGCGAAAAAATAATGGAATGTAATATTCAAGATGAGTACGACGGCGACCTATGTTGCTTCGGATGTTATCTAAATAATGAATTTTGGAAAGTTATGCAATATACCGGACTAAAAGATAAAAAAGGTGTTGATATCTATGAAGGAGATATACTTACATTTGCTTTTGAGGAACTAGATGGTACGAAGAAAAAAGGGTTTCTGATTATAGACGATATAACTGATTATGAAACAATGAATATTCTTAATATTGCTAATTTTACTGAAATAATAGGAAATATATATGAAAATTTACAAATTAATTTTTAAATATTATAGATTAGTTTAATGTTTTACATGGAGTTTAGGGGGAGTGAAAAATAATGAATCCATTTAGAATAAGTAAAAGTAATATCAAAGCGTTTATAGATAATTGCAATTATGAATTGACAGGATTACTAGAGACAGGTGAAATAACCATAGCAATTGTATCAGACCTTGAACGGGATACATTAAAAAAGGTAATGGAATCTTCAAATATAAATAAAGAACAAATTATAAAAGAACTAAATAATTTGACTGATAACCATACTAATGAAATTTTAGAGATTTATAAACAACTATCAGCCAATGATACATTAAATATTTGTAAGAAAAATGGTTTAAGGATTAAGGTGTAATTTATTTAAAATAAATAATTGAAAATAAAAAATATTTTGAAATATGCTTGACTTGTAGTACATTATGTACTACAATGATAGCAGATAGAGAGATAATAAATATATAATTAACTCAACATTAGTTATATGGAAAAAATTATGGATTGAATGTAGGAGGTGGTATAGTTTACAATTGTGTTAAGAATAATACACAGTTGGAGGAATTTAGATGCTAGATATAAAAAAGACAAAAGATAAGGCAATTCCTCGTGTGCGTATAACAGCACAAGAGGAAATTGAAATACTAAAAAGAATAAAAGAATTAGGAATAAACAATATATCTAACTATGTAAGGTATTGTATTAATAAAGACCTTAGAGAATCAGAAAAGACTAGGTAAAAACTTAGTCTTTTTTTAAAAAAACTATTGACTTACTTCAAGAAGTACGTTATAATATAATTAAAGGAAAGGGGATATAAAAATGGAAATAAAACTAAATACTAATTTAAAATATAAATTTATAGAGGGAAAAAAAGAGTTATAAAAGAAAAATACTATAGCATTAAAAAAATAAAAAATTTAGGAGTGGTTAATATGAAGATATTAGAAATGATAGATTTAATAGAAAAACATGATATGGCTAAAATAAAAATAGATAAAATAAGAATAAATAAAAAAATAACTAATGAAAACCTGTTAAACGAATGTTTACTTAACAAAAAATACTTTTTAATGTTGCTAGAAGTTAAGCATAGATTTGATTACTTAAAGGATATACTAAAAGCACACAGTAAAGAAGTTTCTGACAAGCAAATCTTATACGCTGTGTATTTAAGTGAAAGTGACCCTTATTTAAAAGATATGACAAGAAATTTTGATACAATAACACAAAAAGAAATGCAAGAACTAATAAGAGATTTTAGAAACTCAGCCGACTTAATTAAATAAAATTTTAATTTACAATTGAGGGAGGTATATAAATGGCATGGTATTATGGAGTTTTTAGTTGTGGACATGAAGGAAGGGTAAATATTATAGGTCCACATAAGAACAGAGAGTTTAAGAGAGAAAATGAGTTTAGAAAAATGTGTCCAGAATGTTACGAAAATTATATACAAGAGATTAAAGAAAGAAAAAATAAAGAAGCTGCAAAAAAGTCAAAAGAAATGGAATTACCATCTTTAGAAGGAACTGAAAAGCAAGTAATATGGGCCAATACATTGAGACAAGAATTTATTGAAAAATCAGAAAAATTAAATAAGGATGAACTAAAAAGATACCAAATGTGGGGCGGTGAGTTAGAAGGGTTAAAAGAAAGTGAAATTAAAGATATAGTAGATTACATTTTAATAAATAGAGATAATGCTAAATACTGGATAGATAACAGAGATAAGATAATTAGAACAATAGTACAAGAAAGAAAAAACTCTATTAAAACAGAGGAAGAAATAATAACCGAGAAACTAGAAGAAGAAGTTAAGTTAGAAAGCACCATTTTTCCAGAAAATAAAATTACAAATGTAGCAGTTGAAATAAATTATAGTAATGAAAAAATAACTCCTAAATTTGAAAAAAATTACGATTTTATAAATTTAGTTAAAGAATTAGGGTATAAATGGGATGGTAAGGAGTGGTCAAGAGAAATATATTATAAAACTGGAGATATAAAAGATAGAGTTGCAGAATTGGGTAATAAACTATTAAACAAAGGGTTTCCCGTTATTATTCTAGATGAAAAAGTTAGAGAAAAAGCTATAAATGGAGTATATGAGCAGGAATGCACTAGATGGATAAGTAAGAGGTTAAAAGGAGATAACAAAGACAAATTATCTATTAATTGGAATGGTATTAACGATAATTTATACAACGTTGCTAGAAAGCTACCAGGAAGTAAATGGGATAAAGGAGTTATAGTAAGAGTAGAATACTATAAAGAAGTTGAAGAATTTGCTAGATTGTATAATTTTAAATTTAGTCCTGGTGCCATGGATATTATTAAAAAATATAAAGAAAAAACTAACAACGTTGAAAAAGTTATACCACTTGAGGTTGAAGAACTTGAAAATAAAGACGGATTGAAAGAAATATTAAATTCTAACTCTGATATATTAGATGACTTAATAGATGATTGAGAAGGTGGATTATGTGCGGTTAAAAACAGATTTATTTAAACATCAAAAGAGGGCGGTTGAAAAATTAGCTAAAATAAAAGTTGGTGCATTATATATGGAAATGGGAACAGGCAAAACTAGAACAGCCTTGGAACTTATAAAAACAAGATTGGAAAATTGCAGGGTAAACCATATAATTTGGTTATGCCCTTGCTCGGTAAAAGAGAGTTTGAAAAGAGATATAAAAAAACACTCTACTGGTGATTTATCTATGTTTACTATTTGTGGTATAGAAACACTTTCTTCTAGTATTAGAGCCAATTCTATATTGTTAAAATTAGTTTTAAGAAAAAATTGCTATCTAATAGTAGATGAAAGTAATTTAGTTAAAAACCATAGAGCAAAAAGAACTGAAAATATAATGCGATTAGCTGAACATTGTAAATATAAATTAATTTTAAATGGCACTCCTATAAGCCGAAACGAAAAGGACTTATTTTCTCAGTGGTATATACTAGATTGGAGAATATTGGGATATCAAGGTTTTTGGTCATTTGCAGCTAATCATTTGGAATATGACAAAGATATACCTGGAAAAATAACTAGATGTCTTAATACAGATTACTTAGTTAGAAAAATATTACCATATACGTATCAAGTTAAAAAAGATGTTTGTTTAGATTTACCACAAAAGACATATGATACTAAATACTATTATTTAACAGATGAGCAGAATAAAAATTATAGATATGTAGCAGACGAATTGATGTTTTTAGTAGACGAAATGGAGCCACATACAATATACAGGCTATTTACAGGATTACAAAATGTTATTTGTGGATTTAAGTTAAAAATAACTAAAGATTTAAAGTTTATAAAAGAACCAATGTTTGAAAATCCATTAGATAATCCTAGAATACAAATGCTGTTAGACATATTAAAAATCTATGAAAAAACTATTATATTTTGTAAATACACAAAAGAAGTTAAAGATATAACAGTTGTATTAAACAAAAAATACGGGGAGGGTTCGGCTGTATCGTTTTATGGAGAATTAAATCAAAAAGAAAGACAAAAAAATTTAGAGTTATTTAAAAATAAAGCACAATTTTTTGTAGCAAATAAAACCTGTGCTGGATATGGATTAAATCTTCAATTTTGTAGTTATATTATTTATTATAGTAATGACTGGGACTATGCTACAAGGGCACAAAGTGAAGACAGGATACACCGAATAGGACAAAGTAAAACTGTGCATATAGTTGATATATGTGCGGCTTATACATTAGATGAAAGAATACTAAATTGCCTATTGAGAAAAGAAAACTTAGTAGACAGCTTTAAAAAAAGAATAGAAATACAAAAAGATGATAACTTTAAGTATATACATAATTTTATATATAAAAGAAATTATAATGGAAATAGATATATAAAACAAATTAATAATTTAGACAAAAGTGATTTAATGGAGGTTTTATAATGCCAAAAATCTACACTGATAAAAACGTTCTAGATGCTTCGCTTGAGCGTTTTGAAATAATGTTTAATGAAACAGATAATATGTATTTAAGCGTTAGTGGAGGAAAAGATAGTTCTATAATGTTGCAGTTGTGTGCAAAAGTTGCTAGGAAATTAAATAAAAAATTTAGTGTACTTTATATAGACTTAGAAGCACAATATAGACATACTATAGAACACGTAGAAGAACTAATGGAGTGTACTAAAGATGTAGTAGAGAAATTCTATTGGTGTTGTTTGCCTTTATCTTTAAGAAATGCAGTATCGGTTATTCAGCCAAAATGGATATGTTGGGATAAAAACGATATGCATAAATGGGTAAGGAAAATGCCAAATTACAAGTGTGTTATAAACGAAAATAATTATCCAAAAGAATGGACTTGGTTTGAGTGTGGAATGGAGTTTGAAGACTTTATTTTACATTTTGCTGAATGGTTTAATCAAACACACAGTGGCATAACATCAACAGGAGTAGGAATAAGAAGCAACGAAAGTCTTAATAGGTTTAGAACTATTATAAGTAAAACAAAGACTAAGTACAAAAATTATAATTGGACTACGCAAATTAAACTTGGTGCTAAATTTTTGAATGTATACAATTTTTATCCTCTTTATGATTGGGAAACTGGCGACGATTGGGGAGCAGTATCTAAATTAAACTTAAAATACAATTACATATATGAACTTATGTATAAAAATGGCGTAAGTATACATCAACAAAGACTTTGTCAGCCATATGGTGACGACCAAAGAAACGGACTAGACCAATTTAGAGCATTAGAACCAGAAACGTGGGAAAAAGTGCTTAATAGAGTTCATGGGGTTAACTTCGGAAATATATATTGTAGAACTTCCTTGTTAGGAAACATTAAATCAGAAAAGCCATTTAATATGACTTGGCAACAATATGCGGTGTTTCTGCTAGAAAGTTTAGGGTTATATGCTCCCGAACTAAGAGACCATTATGTAAAAAAAATAAAAACTTTTATTAAGTGGTATGAAGATAAGGAAGGAATATCACTTGATAAAATACCAGATACAGCAGATAAGAAACTTGAAAGCAGCAAAAAGATAGCTAGTTGGAGAAGGATAGCAAGAGCGATAGAAAAAAATGATTTTTGGATGGGTAGACTCAGCTTTGGACAAACGAAATCAGATGTTGAAAAAATGTTTGAGTTAAAAAAGAAATATAAAAACTTAATATATGGAAAAGATACGGATAGTAAACCACTTAAAAGAATTGCTGAAGAACTTAATAGGAGGTAATTAAAGTGTTGGAAAATTTAATTTGTGAATTAAAAAAAGAAATAAATAAATTAGAAAACATAGAAGATAAAGTTAATGCTTTAAATAGTGTCAGAGAAGCATTAAGGGAAGTAAGTCCATTTAAAGAGCCTGTAGACTGCATAAGATGGATTAAAACAGATTGTATACAGGCAAATGAGTACAATCCTAATAAAGTTGCTTCACCAGAAATGAAACTACTTCATACGTCAATTAAACTAGATGGGTATACACAACCCATAGTGGCATATAAGATTGACAATAATCATTACGAAGTGGTTGATGGTTATCATAGAAACAGAATAGGTAAAGAATATAAAGATATAAATAAAAGAATACATGGTTATTTACCATGCTCTATAATCGACAAGCCTTTAGACGAGCGAATAGGAAGCACAATAAGGCACAATAGAGCAAGGGGAACTCATCAAATAAGAAGCATGTCTGATATAGTAATAGACTTGGTAAAGCAAAAATGGGAAGATGAAGACATATGCAAAAAGCTTGGCATGGAATTAGACGAGGTAATAAGATTAAAACAAATAAGTGGATTAAAGGAAGCTTTTCAAAATCACTCATTTAGTAAATCGTGGGAAGAGTTTGAAAATAAATATTATAAAAATCAACAGAGGTGAAGAAATGGCTAAAATTACATTTAATAAAAGTGGTGGTGGAAGTGTAACCGGAAGATTAAATATACCAATGGTTTTATTGAAATCAATCGGTATAAATTTAATGGAACGTGACGTTGAACTATATGTTAAAGATAATAAAATAATAATAGAAAAGAAGTAATTTAAGTTGGACACATGTCCAACTTATTTTTGTTATAATAAAAATAATCGGAGGTGAAAAAATTTTTTCTATGATTAGTATACAAAGTAAAATATTTAAAATAATAAAAGCGTTAGAGGTAAAGGGGTATATTTATTTAATTAACAACGAACAAGTTTTTAGTTTTAAGAGTAATAAAACATTTAATTTAATAAAGCTATTTTATCTAATGCCAGTCGAGCAATACAACAAACTTTATCCAGAAAATAAGAAAGATGCTAATAAAAAATTGGTAAAAGTTGAGATAATTAAGTCTTTTAAAAAACAAGATATATTATTTAAGTTGATAGATATATATAGACAGGTAGGTGAATAAAATGAGTGAAAGTGCTAAGATTCCTAAATTGACACCCAGACAAAAAGCTTTTTGTGATTACTATATACAAACGGGAATTGGTTCAGAAGCGGCTAGAAGGGCGGGTTATAAGGGAAATAATTTAGATGTAATAGCTGCTCAAAACTTAACTAAACTTAGTATAGTGCGTTATTTAGAAGATAAAATGAAGGAAATAGATAATAATAGGATAGCAGATGCACAGGAAATATTAGAATTTTTAACAAGGATTATTAGAAACGAAGAAAAGGACCAGTTGGGTTTAGATGCAAGTTTACAAGATAGAATAGAAGCTGCAAAGGCACTATCAAAACGTTATCCGGAATTAGATTATAATTACATAATCAAAATAGGAAAACTTAAGCTTGAAGAAAGAAAAGTATCATTGTCAGAAAGACAGGTAGATAATCTGTGTGATGACATAGAATATGTCGTTGAGGATGACGATAATGAAGAAGATAATTAGGCTTAAAAGACCATATATAAATCCTAAATATAAATTTATGTTTGAAAAGGGGTATATACCATACAAATATAATATTTTGTATGGTGGAACAGGTTCATCTAAATCTTTTTCTTTAATAGAAAAGCTTGTAGATATGTGTATTAGATATTCTACTTTTGATATATTAGTAGTTCGTAAATACGCAACTACATTAAAAGATACTGTAGAAATGCCTTGGTTGGATATGATAAGCAAAAGATACATTAATAAAATGTCCGGAATTGGATTAGTAGAAGGTAGGGACTACACTTACAATAGGACACTAAAACACATTAAATTTAGCAGTGGAAGTATTGTAAGATTTAAAGGATATGATAACCCAGAAAAATTAAAAGGTATTGATAATGTAAACACTTTATGGCTAGAAGAAGCAACAGATTTCACACAGTCAGATTTAGAAGATATTCAAGATAGACTTAGAGCAACTCCACCAAACAATCACCCATGGGGAACAGAATTAAAAATATTCTTATCTTTTAATCCTATCTTTAAAACCCATTGGATTAGGACATATTTTTTCAAAGATGCAATAGATATGTCTGACGAAATTCATAAGGATACTGTAAATAATATAGTTACTACATTCGCCTTAAAAACTACCTGGAGAGATAATCATTACTATAATGGTCAATACAAAGATGAAAACCTAAGAAAAAAAATGCAGGAAATTAACCCGAGAAAATATGGCGTTCAGTGCAATGGTAATTGGGGTGTATTGGGTAAGCTTATATACGAGAACTGGGAAGTTATTAACTGTAATAAAGATTTATCCACTTATGATGGCATTAGTTATGGACTAGACTTTGGTTTTGAACATAGCACTGCGTTTCATGAGATAGCAATAAAAGATGGTGACATATATGTGTTAAGAGAATTATATAAGCCTAAATTAACAGCTAATGACATTATGAAAGAAATTAAGCGAATGTATCCCAATGGTTATAGCAATCTAAGGATATACGCTGATAATGCTAGACCAGAAGTTATAGAAGAAATGAAACGTAGCGGATTTAGTGGTATAAGGCCCTGTACTAAAGGAGCAAACAGTGTTCTAGAAGGTATTGAATGGTTACAAGATAGATGTATTTATATAGATGAAAGTTGTGTGGGGGCCCGTAATGAAATAGAAAGCTATCAATGGGAAAAAGATAAAAAGACAGGTGTTAGATTGCCTAAGCCTGTTAAGGTAAACGACGATGCAATGGATAGTATTAGGTATGGAACAGAAGGATTTAAAAACAATACTAATGTACGTATAATGTTTTGTTAGTTTCGATAAACGTAAATTTAGCGAAGTTGGAAATTGCTTGTTTTGTTTTTATTAATTTGCTGTCTTTTAAGTTAACTATAGATTAACCTTTACATTTGCTTGCATTATATAATTTAGTTTGCAATAATTAGATTTCAACCTGCTCAATTTTGAGCGGGTTCAATGTATTTAAAATGTGGTATAATTTACTAAAGAGGATAGTTTTGTTAAATATACAAAACAACACAGGTGCACTCCGAGCCTGTTTCCTCTTTAAATCGGAGAAAATTAAATAAAAATATCGGAGTCACATTAAGTGGCTCTTTTTTTGTGGAGGTGTTTTAATTGGCAAATTTAAGTTTAAACAAAATAGTAATAAGTGGTAATAAGACGATTAATCTTACGAAAAATACAGAACTAACTGTTAGATTTTACAAAAGTATACAGTCTGTTTCTGTAGTTAATCTAAGTAATAACGTTATATTTTTTAGAATTGACGGAGAATTAGCAACTATAGATAATTATAATTGCATTAAATTAGACGCAAATTTCAGAGGTTTTGACCTATATTCAAGCACGTTTTTTAATGAAATGTCTTTTATAAGTTCCTCAGATTCTCAATTTCAACTATTAAACATAAGGTAGGTGGATAATGTGGGATTGTATTTTTCTAACACTCCAGACTTAACAAAAGTTAAAGAAAATGAGTTAATGTATAAAGATACAAACGGAGATTTAAAAGGTACTGGAATATTTATTAAGGATAATATAATTGTATCAACTAAGGACTTAGAACTACCTCCGAACACATTGCATCTAGGTGACAATATAGAAATTCACGAAAATGGTGGGTTTATAGAAAACACTACAAATACACTAAACAAACGATATTTACTATTAGATTACCAAAATAGTAATGTGGGAACATCTAAACCAATTTATTACAAAAGAGAATTTCTAGAAATCAATGTAACAATCCAAGAAGATAACAGCACAATAATGAACAATATAACAGAAATAAATATTACACCAACACAGGATGAAGAAGTAAGCAAAGTATATTTCAGCTTAGTTGAACCAGTTACAAACTTTAAAACTAAGCTAGAGGTTAACGGAAAAGATGTAGCCTATTACCCAAGTAAGAACTCATGGAACGACAATACAATACAGGGATATAATTTAAGCAATGGAATAGTGGGTATAGATTTAAAACCACACTTTTCATTTTTAACAGATTATAATATAAAAATCTACATCAAAGCTGACAACAATATAAATCTAAATGGGAACGGTACAATACCTTATCTTGCAGTAGATAGACAAAAAATAAGTAAATTAGAAGTTGTAACAGAGAATCAGCAATTACTTTCCAATACTCACTATGTCAATCAAAATAAAAACGATATACAAGATGCTATAAATGAAGCATCGTATAGAGACATAATATACGTTGCACAAGGCTTATACGACGGACTAGATATAAACATAAATAATAAAAATGAATTAGCAATAGTATGTCCTTTGGTAGCCGGTTCACCTTCAACACAAATAAACAATAGGGCATTAAATATAACTAATTCTTTAAGAATAAAAATGGGTAACTTAAGAGTAGAGAAGCTAACTACTATTAGAGGGGGAACTGGTAGACACTATTTTAATAACATGAACTTTTTGGGAGGATTAACAATTGGGAATGAAAGTAATTTTATAATATTGCAAGGGTGTGAGTTTTCTGGAACTGTTACAATAAATTCAGATTTTGCAGGAGTGTTATACTGCATAAATTGTAATTTTCAAGATACAAACATAATAAACAACTCAACTCTACAACATGTTATAATTACCCAATGTACCAATTTGCCACCTGCACTTAACAATGTATATTTAGCGGGTTTAAATTCTTTTTCTAATATGTCTAGTAGATTAGATGTAACAAGTATTTACATAAATGGAGTTAATATAAATAATATATTTCAACCTAAACAATAGGGTGCTATCAAGCACTCTATTGCTGTATAATTATACAATTATAAATATTAAATTTGATTATATAACTAAAAACTATTAACTTTGTTACAATAAAATTAAAAGGAGTGATAACGTGAATTTGAAAGATTTATTCAAGATAAGAAAAAATAAATTTACACAAGTAATTAACGCAATTGATATACACTTGCAAACAAGGTATAAAAATAAAAAAATATGCTATTTACATAACTTTAAAGATGTTGTTATGCAAAATAGACTACCAGAAAGTGTACTGAGGTGATATAACAGATGATATTTTTAGCTTGGATAATAGTATATGTGCTACTTCTTATGGGATTTGAGAAGGATGTAATGTTTTTAACATTTTTACTTTACATAGGTATAAGCATGGAAAGTATTTTAAACAAATATAACAAATAACCAACTTCGTTAAAGGTAGATTTAGTGAAGTTGGAGTATAAAATCTAAAAGTGAACAGCAGGTTAATCTGTAATTAACTTTTATCACACACAAAATGCTCTGTATTTAGTTTAAATCTAGTTTAGGTGTAATGGCATATGTTTAGATTTAATCTTCTTAAAAATGATTTAAGGAAGATTTGAAGGGATAGTCATGATTTGTAAAATAAAGTGCATGTGTTGCAAACAAAAATGTAATATGTTAAAAGTAAAAAAGTTAAATTGATAAAAATGTAATTTCTTATATCAACAATATTTTGTTTTAAGTATTAATTTTTTTTAACGCTTAAATAACTAATATATATATTCTTTTTATATATTCTTTTTAAGATGTGTCTTTTTCAGTGTTTGTTTCAGTGTCTGATATAACACTAAAACTATTGATATTGCTACGTTATTCAGTGTCTTTGTCAGTGTCTTTCTCAGTGTCGATTTTGGAGGTGAATAAATGATTTATTTAACAATATTTTTATTTTATATTTATGTATTAACTGGTATTTTCATAAGTATAAAGTTATTTAAAAATACCATTGGTAAAATACTAGGTGGAATTTATTTTGGATTGTTTTGGTTGCCAATATTGGTTGCGGAGCGGATAAGAAATAGAATAGAGTGGTGATTATATGATAAGTTTAGAAAATGTTAAAACTGAACCATATGTAAAAATGGATCAATTAGGGTTTATAGATATTTCTATGGGATTAATAGAAAACAATACAAAACAATTATTCAAAATGATGAAAACTTTTATAGTTATTGATATAAGAGAGAATGTTTATGGCGTTTTAACTTATAAATGTTTGTGCAAAAGGTTTAGAAGTATTGCAGCAGGCGAACAAATACCTAAATATAACGTAATTTACGACACTATTAAAGATTTATGTACTGTTGAAGAAATTAAAGAATAATGGAGGTGGTTAAATGAAATTATCTAATATATTTGAATTAAAAGCTAGAGATAATAATAAAAATATCTACACTAAGATTATGAAAACACAAGGCAATAGCCCTCGTTATAGTGATGTAAATTACACTACTATAGCTAAAGAAGGTTACATGCGTAACTGGATTATATTTAGATGTATGCAAGAGATTATAAAAGGTGCGATACAGTTAAACTGGAAAGTCAAAAGAAAAAATGCCAATGGAGAAGACGAAGAAATATTAAATCATCCAGCTTTAAAAGTGTTGGAAAATCCTAATCCTTTGTACGGACAATCAGAATTAATAAAAAGAGCAATAGTATTTTATTATATACAAGGTGAGTCTCCTTTTTATAAAATACAAACATCGCTTGGAATAAAAGAATTGTATGTATATAGACCAGACAGAGTAAGTTTTACATCGAACGGGGATGTTCAAACACCTTATACAAATATCAAATATAACAAGGAGACTATAAAACCAGAAAATTTCATGTTGTGGAAAAATTTTAACCCAATGGATTCTTGGGATGGTATTGGCCATGGTATGAGTATGCTAGAACCTATACTTAAAAACGGAGACTTGCTAAATGAATTAGTTAATTGGAACATAAGTTTGTTACAGAACGGTGGTAATCTTAGCGGAGTAATTGCTTTAAACGAAAATGTTACTTACGACCAATTTGATAGAGCAGAAGAAAGTTTAAAGAACAAACATCAAGGTGTAGATAACGTGGGTAAATATATGTTATTGCAGGGTGTATCTAATTACATTAATACTGGTACTAATCCTAAAGACATGGATTGGTCACAAGGGAAAAAAGACACAATGATTGATATTTGTATAGGTATGGGAGTTGACCCTATACTTATCGGATTAAATGAAAATAGCAGCTACAACAATAAAAATGAAGCGGAGAAAGGATTATATACCAAAACAGTAATACCCCTCATGAGAGAATTATCCGACCAATTATCATTATTTTTAAACTTAGATACAGAAAAAGGAGAATATATCGACATAGATTATAGCCATATCCCAATTTTACAGGAAGATATTAAAGAAATGTATGATAGATTAAGTAAAGCTAAAGACATGACTATTAACGAGAAAAGAAAAGCTAAAGGAATGGACCCGATAGACGGTGGAGATATAATAGTGCCAGAGGGAATTTTTGCTATAGTAGATGGCAAAGTGTATTTACCTATGAACTTAATTGAGTTAGGGAATGAAAATATACAACTACAAGAAGAAAACAAGTCTTTTCTATACTAGAAAGAAAGGGGGTTGGTAAGGAAGAATTTATTAACAAAAAATTATTACATCAATATGACAGAATAATATTGCCTTTAGAAAAAAGATTTAACAGTAAAATAACAATAGTATTAAACAGGCAAGCAGATGAAATAAGCAAAGCATTTAAAAAGTATATGAATGAACGTAAATCTGATGATATAGATGAAAAAGAGGCAGAACGAGAAGCAGAAGAAATAAGTAACAATATATATAAGACGGATGAAGGTGTACAGACGATAACGAAATCATTATTACCACTTTATATTAATGCTGCCGAATTAGGAAATGAGTTCTTTAACAACATACACTTTACAAACGAAGGTGAAGGTACTCTATTTGCAATAATTAGAGAAGATTATTTACAATGGCTAAATGAGTATGGGGCAGAACAAGTAGTTAATATAAATACTACTACTAAAGAATTAACAAGGAGAATAATTAAAGATGGATTACTTAAGGGTGATAGTATAGATAGCATATCAAAAGAATTAAGCAGTAAAATAAAACAATATTCAAAAGCTAGAGCTGTTAATATTTCCCAAACAGAAATACATAATTCTTTCATGAAAGCTAATTTTTTAACAGCAAATAAAAGCGGGTTTAAATATAAGCGATGGCTAAGTGCGAGAGACGAATCCGTAAGACTTGACCATAAAGCTTATGATTCACTGGGTTGGGTTGAGTTTGGGTATATGTATGCTCCAGGACTGGAATATCCAGGTGATTCTAGGGCAAATGTTAGCCAGGTTGCAAGATGCAGGTGTGTGCTTAGATATGCAGTTGAACGAGAGGGATAGAGTTCCTTCTCGTTTTTGTTAATTTGTAATTAACTTAAAGTTAATTACATCTTGACAAAATTAATCATTAGACGTATAATAAGTATAATAAATAATTTATAGTAATTTTAAAAAAATATTTGGAGGGTAAGGATTATGAATAAGGTACAAAGACATATTGGTATATGTGAGAAACTTAAAGAAACTTATCAATCTAAGAATCATGACTACGGAGACAGTTTCTCCGAAACTTATAAGAAGTTAGGTATAATTTCAGCTATTACAAGGATAACAGATAAGGTTAATAGGTTACAAAGTTTATGTACTAAAGAGCAACTCGTTAGTGATGAATCTATAGAAGATACATTAATGGATTTAGCAAACTATAGCATAATGACTTTGATAGAAATAAAAGAACAATAAAAGAGATTAAATTCATTTCTATCCTATAAATTTAAAAAGGAGACTAATAGAAATGTTGAGTATATTGACTAATTTTGGATGTCATTGGAGTTGTAGATATTGTGTATATAGAGAAAATGGAATAAACATTAAAATAACAGATTATAGAACTTTTGGGTGGAAGGAATTAGAAGAAGAACTAAAACAACATAAAGGAGAACTTGTTAGTATATCTGGCGGTGGAGACCCTTTGTATGATTATAATAAAGATACACACAGAAGTAAAATGTTTTACAATAAATTATTTTTATTATTGGAAAAATATAATTGTATCTTAGAATTACATACATCTATATTAATAGAAGAGTTCCCATATGATAAATGTGAAAGAGTTGTATTTCATTTAACCACACCTACACAAATAGGTCTAATAAATAATAGATTGTTTGAATTACCTAAATTAGTAAGAGTAGTTTTTGTGGTTCAAGATTATTATACAAATAAATTAATACTACAAATAGTAAGATATGTAAATGATAATAATAATGCAGTTAATGAATTATCTTTTAGACAAATGATAGGAAGCAATGGAGAGACAAAATATTATTGCCATGAATTCTTAAAACAAGGGCATATGAAACTTTGGTATTACATAGAGCAATGTGATTATAATGAATATTTTGTAGATGACCATATAGAAAGAGAATATTTAAAAATAAAATAACTATTTTATAACAACTTAAAGTAATTTAAAATAGATTAAAAGGAGATGATTTTATGAAAGGCAAAGATATGATAAAACTAATAAAAGAACGTGATTTAGAAGATATGAATTTGGAATTTGTTATATCAGAAGTTAATGAACGTGGTATACATGTTAAAACATTTGGAATTGATAAATTGTGTGATATAGGCTATTCAGAAAATGCAGTTTCATTTGATGGGGATGAAAAGTAAAATAAAAATTAAAGGAGGAATAAAATATGGATTTAACTTATATAGAAAACTTTAGGAAACAACAAAAAATAACTACAAGAAAGTTTGCTGAAATGTGTAAAATGGAACCTTCACGATATTGTGATTTGAAATTTAATAGAGAAAAGCCTACAGTGCAAGAGGGAAGCAATATAATTAAGGCAGTTGTAAATATAAGAATGAAAGATAGTCCATGTAATACTTGCTGTGAATATAAGGATAGAGAATGTACAAGAGTAGGTATTAATGGAGAAATCGGCGTGTGTTGGATGGAAAAATCGGAGAGTGAATATTAAATTATGTTATCTTTAATGGATATCAAAGAAACTTTAGATTTTTTTAAAAAGTTGCCAAATAGAGTTAAACTTAAATGTTTAACAGATAATTTCATACAAGATTATGATAAAGCATTCAAAACAATAAAAGAATCACTTAAAAAACAAATTAAACTTGAAGTAGAAGAAGGTACAGAAGGTGGATTTGACTTCTATTGCCAGTGCGGAAATTATCTATGTGATGTAAAAAACAAAACTATTAATTATTGTCCAAAATGTGGACAAAAACTTGATTGGGATTAATACACAGCTTGATTACATTCCTAAGGAGGAAAGGTAAAAATGAGAAAATTTAAAGTTGAAGTTATTACTACTAAAGAATATGAAATTAAAATAGATGAAACTAAAATAGATAAGGAGGTTTTAGATAATTTTGAAAGATATTTTTATGACTTAGATGTTGAAGAAGATAGAATAAAATCAATGGCAAATGATTATTGCAGATTAAGGGCAACAGGGTTTGATGGTTCTATTGAGGGGTATGGATTTGTATTAGAAGATGGAAAAGTTCCATTCAGTGCAAGATTTAGTGGTTTAGAAGAAAAAGACATAACAAATGGCATAGATTTTAAAGTGATAGATGATGGTACACAAGGTCTTGAGATAGAAGTTGAAGAAATAATTTAATGTGTATTACAAATAGCAACTACAGTAGCTGAAATTATTGTGAGGGAGGAAATGAAAATAAAACAATGTTCAAAGTGTGGCGGAGAAGGAATTTTAAAAACAACTTACGATACAGAGTGGGTTGAATGTAAAAATTGTGGAATCCGAACTGAAAAAGAAGTCGGCGACTATTACGATGAAGGTTTCATGGATGGAAGTTACGCAATACCAAAATGGAATAAAGGAATAGTAATATAGAAGCTTTAAAAGCTTTTATAATTATTGCTATTGAAAATCAAATTGAAATAGATAGAGATAAAAATAATAATTTGTAATATGAAATCATTATGAGGGAGTGGTATTTATGAAGATTGACTTAACAGAAGAATATAAAGATGGAAATTGTTTAACTATACCTAACAATGCAATATGTTGCTATGCATGTCTAAACTATAAGTTTGATACAGATTATGAATGTGAAAAACATGGACATATAAACAGTTTAGTATCAAGTAGATGTGATGAATATGAAACCATACTTTTAGAAGATGATTAATTTACAATCAAAATAGTAGAAACAGGAATGGAATAATTATGATTTATCTACATCTAGACTTAAAGGAGGGGACAATAATATTCAGTACAACACAAATAATTAATTATTTACTTAATAAACCACATAAAGGGGACAAAGTATTTACAGATACTATAGATCAAATTTTAAGTTATATGTGTTGGAGAGATACAAAAGGAGCTATACTTATATTTAATAGAAATAAAAATTTAAGTAATATAATAAAAAAAATACCTGATTTATCACAAAAACACCCTAATTATAAAAAAGAAATTAATATTCAGCAAGAAACATGGTTTAGATATATTTTTACTCAACCCAATGATAATAATAGAGAAATCTTGTTAACTATAATGGTATTTGATATTCCTGTTGAAAAAAAAGTAATTGAAATAAATGTAAAATTTTACAATAATTAATAAAAAGGCGAGGTTTTCATTAATGAAAGGTATATGCGAATATAAAAATAAAGTAATACAAAATGTAAAATATAAATCAGAAAATAGATGGTTTATATGTGAAAGAAATGGAGAAAGAACTTCAATAAATGGTAGGGAAATATATCCACAAGGAACATTAAAAGAAGCCAAAGAAATTGTAGATAGATTAGATAATAAAAATCATGAATAATAGAGGTGAAAAATATGAAAATATTGCGAAGGAGTGAATTAAAATTGAAAAAGTATGAACTTGTAATTGAAAATCCTACAGATGCTTTTATTTTAGACAAAGAAGAAAATAAAATAGTTGCTTTATGTAATACTAAAAGACCTGACTTAGAATTTAATAAGTTAGAAACTTTAATAGAAAAAGCAAATAAAAATATAAAACAATTATTTCAATTAGGTGATATTGCCTATATGATAGACGAAGATTATAGGTTCTTTGAAAGTGAAGTTTATAGGATAGAATTAGATAATGGTAAGTATTACTATACTGCTGATGATTGCGACTTTGAAGATGGAGATATTGGCAACTGGGTATTTAAATCTGAAATAGAAAGAGAATTACATTTAGAAGCATTAATGTAGTACACAATTCAAAGAGTAGATCCAGGAATGAAATTATTGTGAAGGAGGTAAAGCAATGTTTGAATATATTATAGAAGATGAATTAGAAACATTAAAAGAAATGATTAAAAATAATCAACTATCAAATGATAAAAGCAATAATTTTGTAGTTGATTATGAATTAGAGGACGAACTCTCACATGATACAATATGGGAAATTCAATGCGAATTTATAGAACAGGCTAAAGAATATTTAGAGGAGAATTGTCCTAATAAATATGTAATCTACTGTGATTGGTGTGTTCATATTTGCAGTATAGACTTTGCAAAAGAAAGATTGAAAAATACAAGATACGAAATATGTTAATTCGCAATCCAAAGATATTATAAAGAGGTGATAATTTGTTAAAATACATGGTTGCATTAGCGTTAATAACTTGTTTTTTGGTTATAGAGTTATATAAAATTAATTAGGAGGATAAAAATGAATAAATGTGTTATTACTGGACGTCTTACTAAAGACCCAGAATTAAAGTTTGTTCCAGGTAGTGGGAAAGCAGTAGCAAATTTTACACTTGCGGTTGATAGAAAATTTAAACAAGAAGGACAACAGAGTGCAGATTTTATTCCGGTAGTTGTTTGGGGTAAGCAGGCTGAGTCTACAGCTAACTATATGAGAAAAGGAAGTCAATTGTCTGTGGCAGGTAAAATTCAAACTAGAAACTATGAATCTAAAGATGGAACAAGAATATATGTTACTGAGGTAGTTGCAGATGAAGTTCAGTTCCTAGAGTGGGGAAATAAACAGCAGTCAACTACACCTCAAGGGTATGATTCTAAATATGTGTCTAATACATCGGGTGGATTTAACAACAATTCTTTTGATGAGGATATCACTCCTGTAGATGACGAAATTCCATTTTAAGGGGGTTTAAATGTGAATAGAATAGAAATAATTCCCTACAACAACTTAGACGAAAGGTGGGAATTGTGTAGGGAATTAGAAAAAGAATATAAAAATAAAAGATTTAAAAATTATAAAGATTTAGGAAACTGTTTTATAGTTAAACATTATAACACAAAGCACAACATAAGGATGTAATATATATGGAAAGTACAGATATATATGAATTGGATGAAATATATTATACAGACATAGAAGCAATGCAAGTTGTAACAGAAATTAGAACAAGCTTACAACTCAATATGTTAAATCCAACAATAACAAAAAAAGATTTAATTGATTGGTTTGCTAATATACAAATTAAGAAAAAAGATATTAATTTTTGCAAAAACGTAACCTGTATAGACTTAATTGAAATAGCAAGAGAGTGCGGGCTAAAGATTATTCAATAGAAATAAGATAACTATAAATATAATATAGTTTTATAAAAGGGTAGATTTTTCTGCTCTTTTGTTAATTATAGATTTACTATAAGTTAATTACAAGTTAAAATTATGTTATAATAAGTATATTAAAAGGCGGTGAGTTATATGGAATATAAAAACATTGTGTTAGAAATTAAAGAAATAAACAATAAGGGCATATTCAGTGGAGTCGCCAGTCCTTATAACAATGTAGACTTGGGAGGTGATAGAGTTCTTCCAAGCGTAGCTGATAAAAATAGAAATAAAACTATACCGTATTTATGGCAACATAAGACTACAGAACCAATTGGACAAGTAAAGTTATTTTCTACATCGCAAGGTTTGGAGTTTGAAGGTAAATTATACTTAGATACAAACGAGCAAGGAATACCACTTATACCTAATGCACACAAGGCATATCTTCTTATGAAAAATAAGCAATTAAAAAACAGCATTGGATATAAGACTTTAGATTATGAATATGTAACAGAGGGCAAGAAAACTATAAGAAACTTAAAAGATATTGAAATTATGGAAGTTTCAGCAGTAACTTTTCCCATGAATCCCAAGGCTACTATTACTGATGTAAAGGGGGAAGGAGGTAATGAAAATATGGAATTAAAAGAAAAAGTAGAAAGTTTAGAACAACAAATAATCTCTATAACAGAAATGTTAAAACCTTTGCAAGAGGAAAAAACATTTTCTGATAAAATAGAAGAATTTAAAAGTTTTTTAGAATTAGAAAGAAAGGCAGGTCAAACATTAAGTAAAAGAAACATAGAAAAAATAAATAGCGTACTTAAAGTTTTAAAAGAATTAACAGGAGAGGAAATAGACGAAAATGACAAGGCGTGTGGAATAGCTAAAAAACCTAAAAAACAAGACAATGTACAACTAAAGTCTGATGAAATAGAAGCTTTAAAAGACTTGTTTAACACTGTAAATAAAAAGGAGGAAGATAATTAATGGAAATAAAAGATATGGTAAAGGAAATTAAAAATGCGATTGACCAGAAAGCAGATAGTAGACAGATAGAAGATATAAAAAAAAATATTGAAGAATTAGAACTTAAATTACAAAGACCTACAATATATCCTACTTCACAGGAAATGAAACATAAGTATTTTGATGGACAAAAAGCAGCTAGGTTATGGAAATGTCAAATTTACGCACAGAAAGAAAAAAAGAGTGTTATAGATGCAGCAAATGAAATCTATAATCTCGATGAAGATTTTGTAAATGAAGTTAAAACATTAATGGCAGGTGGAAATGCGGGCCAGTTAATAGAAACACAATATTATTCAGAAATATTGCCATTACTTTATAATAAAACTATCTTTGACAAGATGGGCGTTAGAAGGTTGCCGATGCCAAAGGGAAATTTGACAATTAGAAAAATGATAAGCGGTACAACAGCGGCTTATATTGGAGAAACTAAGGCACCAAAACCAAGTTTTGCAAGGTTTGCAAGTCTTAAATTATCAAGTAAAAAATTATCAATAAAAACTATTCTTTCAAATGATTTAATTAGAGACGCTTCACCAGAAGCTGATAGAATCGTAAGAGACGATATGGTAATGCAAATGAGAATTTCAATGGACTATAACGTATTATATGGACTAGGAACAGAATTTACTCCTACTGGTATAGCTAATGCAGAAGGTGTAACAAAAGTAACTAAATCAGAAGTTATTGACGGTGATAAGTTATACTCTTATATGGTTACACCGTTAAAAAAGGCTAATATACCCATGACAAATTTAGGATGGGTATTTAATCCAGATGTATTTACAATACTTTATAACGAAACTTTCCCTAATGGAAATTATAAATATAGAGATGAATTAAAAAACGGTAGATTACATGGTATCCCATTTGTTGAAACTAATCAGATAGCTACTGGAACAGATGCAAAAGGAAAAGTAGATATATTCTTAGGGGATTTTGACCAATTTATGATTGGAGAACAAATGGCATTAGAAGTTAAAACAAGTGAAGATGCGTCATACTATGATGAAGAAGGAAATTTACAAAGTGCATTTGATAATGATGAAACAGTTATCAAGGGATTAATGATACACGATTTTGGAGTTGCATATGGAAAGGCGTTTACAATTGGTAATTTCCAAACTATAGCCTAGGAGGTATAAAAAATGAAAAAAACAATTATAAATGGTGATATGAAATTAGTACCAGCTACAAAGCCTAGTGATAATTCAGCGATAGTGATTAATAGAAAAAATTATTTAAGTGGTATTTTGTTATTATCCGCTGGAAACGCTACAAGTTCAAACACTGTAAAAGTTAAAATACAGCATGGAAGTAAATCAGATGGCTCAGATATGGTTGATTTTGGAGTTGAAACTACCAAATTGACTGCAACTGATACTTCTACTAATTTATTAATAGACTTAACTGGTGCAAAGCAATATATAAGGATTGCAGCAGTTACAGAGGGAACCGCTCCAACTTATTCTGCACAAATATTGCTAGCTGATGCACAATATGGGGATGAGTTTAATGTATAAAATATTTTGTAGTATATGTTGTAAAGATTTAAAAAATTGCATTTGTAAAAAAGAAGTTGCTAAAGAAACAAAAATAATAGAGCCAGAAGAAATTAAAAATAAAACTAAAAAAAGTAAAAAATAAAAGAAGCGGTCTTTATGACCGCTTTGTTAATCTGTAATTAATTATTAGTTAATTGTAAATTGACAATGCTCACTATAAGTGTTATACTTATCACAGGAGGTGAAATGTTTGAAAAAAAGTAAGCTTCAAAGGAAATACTGGAATACTACTTTTTGTCCCTCTTTAAGAAAGAGAGTAAATGTTACTGCTGCGGAACTAAATACTACTTCTAATATATTGTTAGAAGTAGCATATATTTATATGTTAAAAAATTGGAAGGAGGAAGATATAAAAAAAATATTAAATGAAAGACAATAAAAAATAAAATATATTGTATAGCACACATTGTCAAGAGGTAAAATACCTCTTGTTTTTTTTGTGATAAAATTTAGTTGGGAGGTGTCAATAATGGACTTAGTTACATTAGAAGAACTAAAAGAATGGCTAGGAATTAGTAAAGATGATACAAGTAAGGACACAATACTTAATATATATATAAAAGGTGTTAGTAATACAATTATAAGTTTAATAGGTAGAGATATTTTTCAACAAGATTATTTAGAAAAATACGAAGGCACTAATAGTAATACCTTGGTATTAAAAAATTTTCCTATTAATTTTATAGATAAAATAGAATATGTAAACAATGGAGTTGTTTATAAGACTTTGAGTGAAGATGAATATGATATTAATAAAAAAAGCGGAATATTATATAGGGATTTAGCATGGTGGAAAACAGGTGGAAGTAATCTTATGTCAAGAAACATTAATTTCCCACGAAGGCATATTAAAATACAATATAACGCAGGGTATACAGAAGTACCATATGACTTAAAGTTTATGGCATTAGAATTTATAGGGGATAAATATACAATTGCAAATTCGGAAGGAAATAAAGAATCGTTAAAATCATATAGTATAAGTGATGTTAAAAAAGAATGGAAAGACAGTGTAACGCTAGATAAAGAACAAATTAAAATAATAAACAAATATAGGGGAACAAGTATATGAAAATTAAAAAAACATATAAAACTGATAATGTTAAAAAACTAAATACAATTATAAAAGAACTAAAAAACAAAAATATAAAAATTGGTATTTTTGGCTCTGATGATTCAAAAATATTATTAATAGCAAAGGTAAATGAGTATGGATTAGACATAAATGTTACTCCTAAAATGCGTGCTTGGTTTCATTATAAGGGTTTACATTTAAAAGACAGCACCACAAACATTCACATTCCAGAACGTAGTTTTATACGAAAAACATACGACGAAAAAAGAGGAGAAATAGAAAAAATAGTGAAAAACGGATTAGAAGAACTGTTTTCATTTAAAATAGACATTAATACATTTTTCAATAGAGTTGGTACATATTTAGTAGGTATAACACAAGAAACATTAACAAATGTAACTATTCCTAAAAATCATCCCTTTACACTACAACAGAAGTCTCCCAAAACTAATCCTCTTATAAATACAGGTCATTTAAGAGAAAGTATAACTTTTAAAATAGAATAATAAAGGAGAACAATAAAATTGGATATGATATTGAACTCTTACAAAAAAAAATTTTCATATGATATTTTGACAGAAGGAACATATTTAGATAATGGAGATTATGTACCAGGAAGTAAGACTACAAAGATGCTTGAAGGTGCATTGTTGCCTTTGAATGAAAAAGATATTACGTTTTTACCCGGTGGTGTTTATAGTAGTAAGTATGTTAAATTATATACGGATGTATTACTTAAAGAAAATACAAAAATATTAGATGTGGAAACATCAGAAGTATATACTATATATGCGTACAGAGATTATAATATAATAGACACTTATTTTAAAAGATATTACATGAAAAAAGAAGGTAAAATAAATGGTTAATATAGTTGGTATTTGGAATAAAATTAATAGCATCCTTAATGTTAATCTAAGAGAAATAAATCCTAGCTATAAGTTTATTAAATCAAACAATATAGCTAACTTACCCACATACCCATACTGTGTAACAAACATTATAACAGCATATATTCAAGACAAAGACGATATAAAAGGTACAATAATAGAACACCCTATGGAAAACTCTGTTAAATTACAAAGAATAGAAGAACCGCAAATGACGATTTCTCTTAATTTTTATTCAAATAATAGAGAAGAGTGTTTAACCTTTTTAGATAGTACTGTTAGTTCTTTAAAAACAAACACAAAATGGGGTTTAACGGAAAATGATATAATAATTATAGCGATAACAGGTTTTACAGATAGAACTTTTGTAATGGAAACAGACTACGTGTATCAATATGGAGTAGATATGCGTATAAGAGTATTAGACATTACAGAAATGCAAGTAGAGCAAATTGAAAAAATAAGTTTAGTAGACAAAAATTCAGATAACACAATAATAATCTAAAGGAGGAAAATAAGAATGTCAGATATTGTTGTAAACATGACAGACCAAACTCAAGTTACTAGCCAGGAGGGATTTGGGAAAACACTAGTTATAAGCACAACAAAAGACTTGCAATATAAAGAATATAATATATCAGATAATTTAAGTACGGTACAACAAGATTTTCCAACGGATAGTGAAATGTATAAAATTATAAATACTTTCGCAAGTCAAAAGGAACGTCCTAGCAAAATTTATGTTTTTGGAAAAGACCTAACCGCTTCACAGAATAAAAGTTCTGACTTAATTACTGCTCTTAATACATTAATAACAGAACACAACAACTGGTACAGACTTTTATTAGAGGATAGTACAGAAACAATTATTTCGGCAGTATCAACTTGGTGTGACACAAACTCAAAACAGTTTTATACACAGTTTGATGAAACGGGTTTTTCAACAGATTTTACAGCTAAAAAAAGAACTATATTAGGATATAAAGAACAAGAAGAAAGATTAGATGCTGCAATGGCTGGATATGCATCTACAAGAGTTCCGGGTTCTTTTAACTATAAACATACACCGTTACAATCTATAACACCAGACTCTTTAACACCAGAGGAACTATCTACAATATTATCTAAAAACATGAACCCATATATAAAAGGATATGAAGTTATAGACATTGGAGATAGCTACTTAGGGGCAGGTGTTATGTCTAACGGTAAATATATAGACCATATGGAAAGTATGGACTGGGTAGAATATAGAATTAAACAAGAAATAGCAAAATTGTTTATAACAAGTCAAAAAATTCCATATACAAATTCGGGAATACAACAGGTTGTTACATCTGTTATCGTTGCATTACAAGATGCATATAATAATGAAATAATAGGAGAAAACGAGGATAACACTCCTGCATTTACAGTAGATTTTAAAACTCTTAAAGATATATCTTTAATTGATAGAAGTCAAAGAAAATTAACGGGCATAACATTCAAATATGTAGAAGCGGGAGCAATTGAAAGCACTATAATTAATGGCTCAGTAGTGCTTGAATTATAGGAGGTGTGTAAATGACTACAACATATGATTTTAATTTAGTAAATTTAATAATAAGTTATAGTGCGGGAACGCATTATGTAAGAGGATTTTCGAATGGCTCTCAAATAACAACTGCTCGTAATACAGATAAATACATAGCACATTCTGGGGCAAAAGGGGATACTTCTTTTGCAAAAACAAATGACAACAGTGGAACTATAGTGTTTACATTAAAACATGATAGCCCTTCTAACAAAGTGTTATCTTTATTAGCCAAAAGCGACGAGGAGTTCTCTGTTCAAATGGTAGATGGAAACGACAGCAGTAGGGCAAAGACTGGTGGAAATAGATGTGTAATAATGAAACCGGCAGACATGATTAGAGGGGCAGAAATAAGCGAAAGAGAATGGACAATTGCTGTTCCAAACTTAGAAATAGCAGACGAATAAAAAATTTAAATCGGAGGTAATAATATGGTAAATGCAAATTTTAAATTAAAATTAATTAAAGATGGTAAAGAAAAATACATAGATGTAATTTTACAAGAGGTGTCACCTTTTGTAGCAGGTGATATATTCTCTAGTGCAATAGACATAAAAACTGGTAATTATAAAATGGGAACAGTTGCAGAAAGAGGAATAGAAGAATTGGTTGTAAGTCCTAAAAATCTAAAAGAACAAATATTAGAAGCTGAAAATCCTTTTGAAATAATTGCAAAGCTATTTTCTGAGTTTCAAAAATTTTGCCAAAAACCCAAGCAATACGCATTACTACAAACAGAAAGCCAAACAAAACATAAGAATTTGGAGCATAGTGATTCCTAATTTGACTCTGACAGAAATAAAAAAAATGAGTAGGGATGAGTATTATACAATGTTAGAAGCGGTAGATATAATAGAAAAACATAACGATGATAGGCTTAAAAGAAGGTAGATTATCTACCTTCTTTTTTATACTCATCTTAATTATAATGTTTAAATATGTTATAATTAAATAAAATTGCAAATGGGGGATGTTCGGTAAAATGGGTGAAAAAAAAATTAGGAAAAATTTTATGTTAAATTTAGAAAAAGAAAATAAAATAACACAAACTAAAGTTAAATATTGGGGTGGACATCCAGATGTAATCAGTAATAACGTTGTTTGTGGTGATTTAATAATAAACAATAAATATTTATGTTTTGTAAATCAAAAATTAATTTTCGGGTATCAAATGAAATCATTTAAAATTTTCTTAAATGATTTAGTAAACGTTGAATATAAAAATGAAAAAGATATACAAAAAGATGTTACTTTAACAAGAATGGCCTTTATGGGAATATACGCCTTTGCTGCTAAAAAGAAAAGAGTAACTAGAAATAATTATTTAATTATAACATACAATCAATCTGGAATAGAAAACAAAATATTGTTTGAAACCGAATATATTAATCCATCTATGCTAGTTGGAATAATTTTAAAAGCTAAAAGGGGAGATTATGATATATGTGATAGTAAATACGACAGTAAAATCAACAGTGATGAAAATAATATAAAAAAAGATAAATGTAATTTAATTGAAAAAGATTGGTTTATGTGGTTGCTTATTGTTTTTATGTTTCCTGTCGGGTTATATATTTTATGGAAAAGAGATAGATATGATAGAAACACCAGAATTATAATAACCACTTTAATAATATTTTTGGCAGTAATATCTGTTATAATTCCTAAATAAAACTAGGGTTTAAACCTTAGTTTTTTTAGTTATGTCATTAAATAGTGTTATTATTAGTTTTAAAGGGTGTTAATTTCAATTAATATAATTGCACCTATGCATAATAAAACGTGCAATGTACATCAAATAAATGCTATTTAAAATGGTGTAATCGCATAAAGTTAATTTGTAATTAACTTTTAGTAAATTAACAGTTGAATTTTATTTTTGATAGAGTAAAAAACATTACTATATATTCTTTTTATATATTCTTTTTATATATTCTTTTTAAGATGTGTCTTTTTCAGTGTTTGCTTCAGTGTCTAATGTAATGTTAAAGCTTCTGATTTTTCTAGATTATTCAGTGTCTTTGTCAGTGTCTTTCTCAGTGTCGATTTTATATGTTGAATATTGATATGTATTATGTTAACATATAAGTGTCCAATAAAGTCCATTAATATATTGACAAATACAATAAAGTAATGTACAATTCCTATTGTGGGGTAATCCAGGGAGGTTTTAACTATGGAATTTTTAACAAAAAAAGAAATAGCTGAATTGCTTAAATGTAGTGAAAAGACAATAGATAGATTAAGAAAAGAAGGTTTACCAAGCTATAACTTATCAGAAAATAAAGGTAAGGTTTTATTTCTAAAAGATGAAGTAATCAAATGGATAATGAATAATAAAAAAGAATAAAACAAAACCCCCAAAGGTTACCCTATAGGGAGTTATGTAATAATTATACTCGCAATATGATTATATCATCACTCCTATAAAAAAACAATAGGAGGTATATAATGGAAAAAATGGTTAGGTTATTTAATAACGATATTTTTGAAGTGGCCGTAAAATTAGATAATGAAGAATGGATTTTTGATGCTAAAAAGATTGCTAAATGTTTGGGTATTACTGAAACAAAAAATAGCAAAGAATATGTTATGTGGAGAAGAATAAATCAATATTTAAAACCTTTCGGCACAACTGCCGAAAATAAAGACATACCAGAAATTAAAAAAGGTGATTTTATTCCAGAGTCAGCAGTTTATAAATTAGCGTTTAAAGCTAATAATGAAGTAGCTGAAAAATTTCAAGATTGGCTGGCTATAGATGTGTTACCAGTTTTAAGAACAGAAGGAGCATATATTTCGGATAAATATAACCACAAGATATTAAGAAGCAAAATTGAAAGTACACAGGAAATAACAGAAGCCTTAAATTTAGTATTGCCTTTGTTGGAAAAAGCTTCGGTTAGTCCGGAAAGTATAGCATTAACAGCAAAAGCATTTTATAAAAAGGCAGGAATAGAAATGCCTTTTGAGATTGAATCAGACGATACTTATCTTACAGTAACAGAAATAGCTAAATATTGTGGTATATATAGTTGGCAAGGTAAACCAGCTGCACAAGCTGTATCATGGATAATTAAACAGATAAACATATCTAATTCAGATAAAAAAGTATTGTGGGAACAACGAGGAGGTTGGCAAGGAAATACGATTAAATATAAGAGAAAAATAATTAATTCAATTTCGGAATGGTTAAGAAAAAATAACCATCCTTATGAAAAACAAACTGGTAAAAGTATTATATATGGTAATAAAAGATATAAAATACAACTTAAAAATATAGATTGTAGTATATAAAACAGGGTTAAATCCTGTTTTTTTATTTGTGCTAACATAAAAATAAAAGGTGTAAGGTGGTGATAGTTTTGGATGATTTAAGAAATTTAACTTATAAAATAGAATTTGATACGGACATAAAAAGTTTAAAAGATGCAACAAAATACGAAAACGATATCGATAAAGGCTTAAAAAAAGCAGCACAAAGTGCTGAAAATATGGGAAGTGGATTTAAAAATGCTGCTAAGAAAGCAAAAGACACAGCAAAAAATACAGATAGTATTGGAACAAGTGCAAAGACAAGTGAAGGTAGTGTTAAAAGCTTAGGAAAAGCTATAGCTGGAGCATATGTTACAAAAAAAATTGTTGATTTTGGGAAAAACGCCCTAAAAACATTTACGGACTTTGAGCAGAGCATGGCGGGAGTACACGCTACAATGGGCAATATATCAAAACAAGATTTTGAATCTTTGAAAAATGCAGCAAGAAGTGCAGGTGCAACAACCATATTTAGTGCAAAAGAATCAGCTGATGCATTAAATTATCTAGCCTTAGCAGGGTATGATACTAAAACGTCAATTAAAGCACTTCCGGGAGTTTTAAACTTAGCAATAGCAGGTAACATGGATTTAGCACGAGCAACAGACTTGGCTACGGATGGATTGGCGGCGTTTGGATTAGGAGTTGAAAATATTAATAAATTTAATGACGAAATAGCAAAAACAGCTCAAAAATCTAATACTAGTGTTCAGCAACAAGCAGAAGCAATTTTGCAAGTAGCCGGTACAGCAAAAGGTGCAGGATTTTCGTTAGAGGAAATGAATACACAATTAGGTATACTTGCAAATAGAGGTAAAAAAGGTTCGGAAGCAGGAGTTGCATTAAGAAATGTTATATTAAACTTATTGTCTCCACAGAATGCGGAAATTTTAAAGGATTTACAAGGATATGGTTTTAGTGGTGTAGCAGACAAGTCAACTGGTAAAATTAAAAACTTTAACAGTATAGTTACAAGTTTAAACAAAACGTTAAATAAGTTTAACCCAATTCAGAGGGAAGCAATCAAGTCTCAAATAGCAGGAAAAGAAAACATACAGGCTTTAAATAGTTTATTAGAAGGAAATACAAAAGTATTAGATGGCAACACTACAGAATATAAAAAATTATTTGATGCAATTAATAACGCAGATGGAACAGCACAAGAATTTGCAGATACACAAAGTAAAACAGTAAAAGGAGCCATGAAGGAGTTAAATTCTGCATTTGAAGAAATGCAAATATCCTTATTTGATACAGAAGGTGCAAGTCAAGGAATACAAGATTTTTTAAGATGGTTAGCGTCAAAACTTCCTAAAATAGGAAATGAAATTCAATATGTTTCAAAGATAATTATGAAAATAATTATTTTTATAGAAGAGCATAAAGACGGAATTATAGCAGCAATTGCAGGAATAGGAACTGCGTTGGTTACATATAAAATATTAGACACAATAAAGTCAATTAAAAAATCTATGGCAAGTTTAACCGGAACAATGTCTTTATTTTCTAATCCAGTGTTTCTGGCAATAGCAGCAATTGCCCTCTTAGTAGGTGGGTTTATATATTTTTACGAAACATCAGAACCATTTAGAAAAAAAGTAAATGAAATGACAGATGCAATAGCAGAATTAGCAGAAGAGTTTAGAGAAAATATTACACCTGCTATAGACTTTTTGTCTATAAAAATTTCAGACTTGTGGCAGTGGTTAGAAAAAATATGGAGTTCAATTATGGAGTTTGTAAATGATATTTCTCCAAACGTTATGAGTATAATTGAAAACTTAGGAATATTAATACAAGACTTCAACGAAGATGTGATAAAACCACTCGCAGCAATATTTTTAACAGTTGTATGGCCAGCAATAAAAAATGTGGCAACATGGATAGGAGATACATTCGGAAACACATTTGAATTAATAGGGGAAGTAATAGGTGGAATAATAGAGTTTCTAGATGGTCTAATTGAATTTATAACAGGGGTTTTTACAAATGATTGGGGTAAGGCTTGGGAAGGTGTTAAAAAAATGTTCGGTGGAATTTGGGATGGCATTAAAGGCATCGCAAGAGGGGTTATTAATTCTATGATAGATGGAATTAATTTCTTCATTAGAGGAATAAATGATTTAGCTAATATTAAAATGCCAGATTGGTTGGGCGGAAAGCAATTAGAATTATTCACAATACCAGAAATAGGACATTTAGAAAAATTCGCACGAGGTACATTAAATGCTCCTGGTGGACTTTCACTTGTTGGTGAAAATGGTCCAGAATTAATGAATGTACCAAGCGGTAGCGAAGTTATTCCGAGTAATACTACAAGTAGAATACTTAATTCAAGTCCGAGTTCAACTATTGTAAATAAATTTAATTTTAATATTACTGGTACAGGAAACGCTAGAGAGACAGCACAAATAATAAAAAATTCAGTAAGAAAAGAAATAGAAGATATATTTGAAATGGCAAATATACAGCTTGGATATGTAGATATAGAATCCTCTTAACAGAGGGTTCTATATATTTTTAGTATAATATTTGTAGGAGGTGTTTATATGCCTAATCTATGCAAACTAGGAAAAGTATTTCTTACAGTAGTAGAAGAAGAAGAATATAATTATTCTAATGATATTACGGAAAGAGCAGTAGAAGACGGAACAAACATTTCAGATAATGCGAAGTCTAATTTAACAACAATCAGAATTAGTGGAATTATAACTGGTAAAGACTCATATCCAGAGGAAACACTTACTTTATTAAAAGTATATTGTAAATTAAGAACTGTTTTAACATACACAGGAATACAAAACTTTAGCAATGTAATAATAGAAAGTTTTAATAGTAATCATAACAAAGAATTAGCAAACGGTACGTTCTTCGATATAAATTTAAAACAAATAAAGGTTGTTAGAAAAGTTAGCCTTGCAATAAATACGTCTAAATTAAATGTTCCAGATATAGAAAAAATAAAAAAACAATTAGAAGACCAAAAACAAGCGGAAAAAGATGCTAAAAAATCAGCCAAAGCTAAAGTTAAAACACAAACTAAAGCTAAAACAAAAGTAAAAAGCAAAACTACTAAGGGAAGACAACCAAAAAAAAAGAAACAGAAGCAATCTGCATTAGACAAAGTGCTAACTAAATATTAAGAAAGGAGCAACGTATGGGAACTATAGAAATAGACACAAATTTAATACCGTATTCGTTTGAAGTTGAACTTAGTCAAAAAATTTATACAATTAGTGTAAATTATAACTATATATATGATTTTTTTACAATAGATTTAATGTTAAATGGGGAAATGTTAATACAAGGTGAAAAAATGGTATTAAACGAAATATTGTTTAGAGACGCCTATGAGGATAAAGAACATAATTTGAATTATAAGTTTCCAAATGAACTATTAATACCTATAGCTGTGAACGACAGCATTACAAGAATAACATTTGAAAATTTAGGAAGCGACATAGAATTGTATTATTTTGAAAGAAGTGAAATAGATGAGTGATATGTTTTTTAGAAGCGTAAAGGTAATTATAGGAAATAGGATATGGGACAATGACCCTTTAGATATAGATTTCAATGTGAAGTTTGATACAGACCAAATTCCAGATGAGTCGGAAATAACTATATATAATCTTTCTAGAGATAGCATTAACTATATAAAAGTTGGCATGAACATAACTGTCAATGCTGGATATGACATAGACAGAGGAACAATTTTAAATGGAGTTGTTGCAAAAATAGAAACCACAAGGGATGGAGTAGATAAAAAGACTACGATTAAAGCGTTAAATGTTACAACACAGTATTTAAACAAAAAAATAAACAAGGTATATAAAGGTGGAGTTTCTGCGGAATTTATAATAAGGGATTTGTTAGAAAGTGTTGGAATAAGACCAAACTTATTAAAATTACAAGATAAAATAATATATCAAAGAGGATATAATGCAAATGGAAAGCTAAAAGATGTTATTAATACAATTGTTAGGCAATGTAAAAGTAGATTAATAATAAGAAATTCAGCAATTATTATAACGACAAAGGATACATGGATAGACGAAGGATTTTTACTAAACAAAGATACAGGACTAATATCTATAGAAAAACTAGATAAAGCAGATGGAATTTCTACACATAAAATAGAAATGTTATTAAATCATTCCGTTAATCCATACACGCTATTACGTGTAGAAAGTAGTGTCTTGAATGGATTAGTCTTAGTTGTACAAGGAGAACACAATAGTAACTTTACAACAAGTGTGGAGGTGAGGGTGTTGTGAACAATATTGTATCTGTATTTCAAAATGCTATGTCTAATCTAGGAAATAACTTAAATTGTGTTTTGATAGGAAAAATAATAGAATATCAATCATTACATAATACTGCGACAATAGAACTTCTACACAATGTACCAACTCAGAACATACCATATCAACCACTTATAAATATTCCTATAGGTTTTTTTAGTATTGGAGGGTACTCTATAAAAGTTAGGCCGAATATCAATGATGTCGTTGTCTTAATAGTAAGCGACTACGACATAGATAATCTGCTTATAGATGGTAAAACAAAGAAGTCTAACACAGACAGAGTACACGCATTAGAGGATGCTATAGTATTACCGCTAAGTATTAATTTTTTAAATAATTCTTTTAATGCAACAGAAGACTTAACCATACAAAAAAACGGGACGGAAAGCTATGTAAAAATAAAAAACAACGGTGAAATAGTATTAAATGCGAATAATATAAAGCTAGGAGAAAATGCAAATAAAAAAGTTTTAATTGAAAATGGGAATACATATAGTACATCTAGTAAAGTTTATGCAGAATAGGAGGGGAAATATGAAAAGTATTAAAATAGAAAACGGAGACATTGTAATTACGTCTAAGCGTTTAGAATTAGTAGAAGATACACAACAAAAGATACAAAAAACAAAAGGTATATTATTAACTTCTAAAGGAGAACTATTTTATAATACTACAATAGGTCTGGAGAGAAGTGAAATATTGGAGATAAAAGAAAAAAATATAAGTAAGTCTAGAAACAGAATTGCAATAATGGAAGCTTTGATGCAGGATGAAAATGTAGAAAAAGTTGAAATAATAGACATAAATAATAATAAAGCAAATAGAAATAAAATAATAAATTTAAAATTAAAATATAAGGAAGAAGAAACTATAACCGATTTAGGAGGGATTGAGATTGTCTGAGTACGGTATTGTAGAGTATGGATTTAATAGAAAAACATACAATGTGTTATTAGAACAATATGAAAGTGAACTAAAAAGCCAGAATAATTTTGGTAACGAAATAGATTTTAGCGAGCAAGACCCACTTTACCAAATAACTGTACCATATATTTATATGATATCTGAACTTTGGGAAGTAGCTGAATATATATTTTATGCAACAAGTCCTAAATTTGCGGAAGGTGTTCCACTTTCCAACACAGGTAAATTTATTGGAATATCTCGTAAACAAGCAACAAAGGCAATAGGTAGTGTTATATTTACTGGTTCTCCTGGAACAAATATTCAGCAAGGATTTTTAATATCAACAGAAAGCGGAATAGTATTTCAAACAACCCAAAATGTAACAATTTCGAGCGAGGGAAATGTAACAGTAAATATAGAAGCACAAGAAGCAGGTGAAGAAGGTAATGTACCAGGGGGTACTATAGTAGAAATAATAAATCCAACTATAGGAATTAGTTCCGTTACGAATGTAACAGAAACTACAAAGGGACAAAATATAGAAACAGATACTAATTTTAGGGATAGGTATGAACAAACTACAACATCTGGCCAGGGTTCTACCGCTAACGCTATAAGAAATAATATTTTAACTGTTACAGGTGTTAGAAGTGCAACAGTAAAAGAAAATGATACAAGTGAAACTATTAATAATATACCTGGACACTCTATATATGTTTTGGTACAGGGTGGAGATAATACAGAAGTTGCCAATGCTATTTTTGCTAAAAAACCAGTAGGAATAGGAACATATGGAACAATAAGTATAAATATTGTAGATACACAAGGAATATCACATATTATTAGTTTTTCTAGACCTGTTAATAAAAATGTATGGATAAAAGTTACAATAACAAAAACAGAAAACTATCCAATTGAAGCAGACGAATTAATTAAAGATACAATAATAAAATATATAAATTCACTTAGTATAAGCGAAGATGTTATAGTTTATAAAATTATAAACTTAATAGCACAGCTTGGAATACAAGGCGTAGAAGATATACAAATACAATTAAGTTTAGATGGAACAACATATCAAAATAATAATATTATTATAGAAAATGAAGAAACTGCAATAACGGACAATTCTAAGGTGGTGATTACAGATGGAAACTAAAGATAGGATGATTAATCTTCTACCGTATTATATCCAAAACGGAAAAAATATAAACAAATACTTTGGTGTTCTAGCAAAAATGTATAATGAACTTATAGATATTTTTACTAATATACTTAATAGTAGAAATTTAGATAGTTCGACTCTGTACGGATTAGATATTATAGGAGATATTATAGGAGAAAAAAGATTAGGAAGAAATGATAAAGATTATAGAAGTGCACTTAAAACGAAAATTATAGCAAATAGAAGCACAGGTGACATAGAAACTATAAACAATTACATGAAATCGTTAATGGGTAGTTTTTATATAGGGATTATAGAAGGTAATAATACAAATATTACCCTTAGATATTCATATCCTTCTATAGACAATCCAGTTGCTTATTTAAAAAAAGCTACAGCAGCGGGTGTAAGTATAGATACACAAATACAAACATATGTACCAGTAGTTGGTCAGATGTTAGGTACATTACAATTAAATAAACGACCAACAATTATTTAGATAGGAGGTAAAAAATTGAAAAAACTTGTATTTAAAGATAAAGAATTTTGGGCAGAAAAGATTATTAAAACAAAAACATCTATTATTTTTTATGTTGGAAATGAGGAAGTTAATAGATTACAACCAATAGGTAAGGATGTAAGTCAATATAGAATTTATAACGAAGATGGAAGTTTAGGACAGTTTGACACCATGTCTTTTAATAAAAATGTAGTCACAACAGGAACAGACTTAATGCGACTGCTGTATGCTGTGCTGAAGGAAAATACTTATCTAAAAAAAGAACTACAAAAAATAAAGGGGGGAATTAAATGAGTTTAAGGGATATGTTTGACGAATTAATAAATGAAGGCAAAACAGATAAAAATACATTACTAGACATGTTGGAAGAAATTAAAAAAAGAAATGAAATCACATTAGTTATAACAGATGAGGAATATAATAACATTAAATCTAGAATAGAATCTTTGCCAAACTAGGAGGTGTGTAGATGGCTACAAGAGTAATTTTTCAAGACCCGATTTATCAATTTCCTAACAGATATAGGCTAACGGATTTAGGAAGCGGATTATACGAAATACAATCAGAACCCGGAACTATAACGCAAGAAGGTACTTTACTAAGTGCAAACAATTTAAACGCTACATCAGAAGAAGTTGTGTTTCATGTTGTTGACACTGGAACAACTGCAAATGAATTTATAACTAGTATCAATAATTTAACGGATTATTTTATAGGGTTAAGAATAATATTAAAATCTAATACAACAAATACAGGGGCTTGCACTATAAACATATCGGATTTAGGTAGTAAAAACATTAAAAAAATTAATTTAGATGGTAATAAAATAGATTTGCAAAAAGATGATATTATTAAAAATAAATATGAACTACTTGTATTTGATGGTACAGATTTTATTATATCTAATCCCGCAGCCGACTTATCTACAGTTATAACAGACTTAGAAGAATTAATAATTAAAGTAAATACTATAGAAAAAGATTTAAACACACTAAAAAATAAAATAGTATTTTTTGGAACAACTAGTGGTAGTAATAATAATTACACTATAAATTTAAGTGGAATAACTTCACTATATGCGGGTTTGCAAATTAATTTATTACCAAACTTTAATAATACTGGCAATAGCACAATAACTATAAATAATTTAGGTGCAAAATTAATAAAATTTAATGGAAGCAATCTAGTTGGAGGAGAAATAAAGCTTAACAATATAATAAAAATAATATATGATGGGGTTAATTTTCAATTGCAACCAACCTCCACACAAGTTGCAGATAACAAGAAAAACATAACAGAAACAACTAATAAATTAAACAATGAGTTAGATATAACACAATTAGTTAAAACAAATATATCGACAGGATTCAATACATTAGAAAATATAAGTGGCGGAATTTCGAATATATTAGAAGTAAAAGGAAATACGATTAAAAATTTATTGGGATATACAGGAACTCAAGGGCATACAATAACGAAATCTAATTTTGCAACTTTTAATATAAGTTTAGATGTTGGAAAAACATATACTTTAAACTTAGAAGCTATTACAAACACATCTAGTGGCGAGTATGGTATATTGGGTACAATAAAATATGCAGACGATACGTTTGATTTTTTAACTTTTGGAGATAACAAAGGAAAAAATACAGGAATGCTAATAGATAAGCTATTAATAAATAAGGAAGTTAAATCAATTGCATTGTCACTACACGAAGGAAATCTTGACACAGATAGTGCTACCATAAAGAATATAAATTTATTAGAAGGAGATTACACAAACTATAATATAAGTTATTTCGAAGGATTAAAAAATGTAGATAAATGTTATGTTAAGAGTGTGGGAAAGAACTTATTTAATTGTAATAAAGTAGCTAAAGGAAGATTGTCTAATATTATAGGTGGAGATTTTAAAATAAATGATATGCCTGGATATTGTACTTCTGAATTAATAAAAATTAAAGAGAATACAGATTTAAGAATTTTTGGAAATGTAATTTGGATAGTTTTATATTCTATAGATAAAAAGGTTGTAAGGGTTGTAGATAAAGTAAATTTTACAAATACTTTAAGTGGAGAAAGCTATATAGGATTTTATAGCACAGGTGATGAACAGAATTTGTCAGATGTACAACTAGAATATGGTACAACAGCAACAGCTTACGAACCGTATAAAGAATCATATTGTAATATACGAGGCATAGAGGGAGATAATAGTTTAAAAAGATTAGCTAACGGTGTTCATGATAGCATGGATAATAAGGGGGTTATCACTAGACGAATTGGTAAAATTGTGTTAGATGGTAGTTTGGTATATAGAGACTTCAAAACATATACCAACACTGTAAGAGTATGCTATCGTAATGGTAATATAAAAAATAGTAATGAAGCAATTGTAAATTGTATCTCTGATAAGCTGGATGGAGTGGCAAAGTTGTACCAGACAGACGTAGAAGGTGTTATGGTAGGAAATGCCTTAAATAACATTTGGCTGAGAGTCAACAAAGACAAATTAGAAACACCAGACTTAGAAGGTCTGAAAAAATGGCTACAAGTAAATCCAATCACAGTTTACTACGAACTAGCAGAATATACAACAGAAAATACTAATCAAGTGCTAAGTTTAAATAGCTTCAAGGATGGGTCTGTATATGTAGATACAGACATACCGACAACATTAGATGTTCAATATCCTAAAAATATTGTTAGCAGATTGGCTACAATAGAAACAGATGTAAATAATCTTTCTAATGTTATTAGAGATAACTATATAACAGGTACATATTCAGAGTTTAAGAACTTAAAAGATAATAATTTATTAATATCTGGAAGTAAATATCTACTAACAGATTATAGAACTAAATATATACAACCAACTACAAATACATTAAAGGAAATGAATATAGAAGAACTAATATTAACTGCGAGTTCCCCGAATACATTTGAGCCTATAGTATATAGTCTAAGATATCCAAACGACACAATTTGGTATGATTTTAATAATAATGTCTGTGAAGATAATACAACTAGTAGAAACGGATTTATCGTTAGGCGACTCGATACAATAAATAGTTTAGACACACCGAATGATTTTAGAACTATTACATGGGCAAGATGGACGTTAGATGCAGACAACTATTATATAAAAGACAATGATAATTATAACGTAACTGCTTATTCAGTTTGGACTAGTGGTACAGCTGATTTAAATAAATTATACAAAGCTAATAATGCTATATATTATGTTATTTCAGATACAACAACGCCATCAAGTGCGACAGATAGCAGTGTATTTCAAAAAATCGTAGATTTAAATAGAGCTATACTATATGATGACAAAATAAAATTATTTGGGAATATTTATTTTAAAACAGGCAATTTAGTAGATACTAAAACGTTCGGAGGAGATTGTATAAATATAGAAATTAAAAATAAAAATAATTTTCTAAACAATATAACTATAGATAATGGTTCTAAGAATATAGAATTTGGATTTAATTGTAGCAGTATGTCAATAGGTCAAGACAGTTGGAATAATGTATTCGGAGAAGCGTGTTACAATAATATTATGTTAAATAATTGCGATAATAATAGTTTTGGTAATGGTTGTTATAAAAATAGCTTTGGCAATGATTGTGATAAAAATAGCTTTGGTAATGGTTGTTATGGGAACAGTTTTAGTAATAGTTGTTTTTCTAATAGCTTTGGTAATGCTTGCGTTGATAATAGTTTTGGTAAAGGTTGTTATTCTAATAGTTTTGGTAATAGTTGTGGTTATAATAGTTTTGGTAATAGTTGTGATTATAATAGTTTTGGTAATAGTTGTAGTAAAAATAGCTTTGGTAATAATTGTGATTTCAATAGTTTTGGTAATAGTTGTGATTATAATAGCCTTGGTAATAGTTGTGATTATAATAGTTTGGGTAATTATTGTTTTTCTAATAGTTTTGGTGCGGGAACTTGTTATTTGCTTGTAAAAGATTTAAGGAATAAAAACTTAACTAATTTAACGGATTTAATAGCAAAATCATATTCTATCACTATAGAATATGCCGAAAATGGAGATTTTGTTTATTGGTATATAAACAGAAGTAGAAATATAGTAATAAATCAAATACCATAAAGGAGGTAAAAATGAAAATAATAAAATACTTTTCTAAAGATATAATAGATTGGGAAAATAAAAAAATTAAAGATGATTATACAGGAGAAATAAGAGAAGAAAAAGAAGCTGTTTATGATATAGTTGCTAAAGAGTACAAAACGAATGATAAAGAATTTAATTACTGGCTAGATATTATAGAAAAAACATATGGTAGATATGGAAAAGTAGCTATAGAAGATATTCAAGATGAATTAACACAAGAAGAAATTGTTTCTAAAGTTTTAAACAGTGTTATTATAGATAATAAAAAGAAAGATTTACTTATAGAATGCTTAGCAAGAGAAATTAATTCAATAAATATAAAAATGAAAGGAGAATAATATGTTTGAATTTTATAATCTGTTTTTTAAAGAAGGATATCTTAAAATTGAGGATTTAGAACAGGCATGTAAATATAAAGTAATATCAGAAAGACAGTTTAAAAATATAACTAATAAGGAATACAAACAAGGGGCATAACGCCCCTTTTCTTGTTAAACTATAATTTTGTTATAATATAATAAAGGTAGTCGGAGGTGGAAAATGAAAATTGATAATGCCGCAAAAAAAGAACGTCTATTATTTGTAACAATTATAATTATGTCATTATTATTAGGCGTTTTCATAGGAATTTTTTATAATAAAAACCCAACAACAACACAAACACAGACTGTTAACATTAATTCACAAGGAGAAGAAGAAAAAATAAATTTAAACACCGCTTCTGAAAAAGTATTATCGAGTTTACCCAATATCGGAGATATAAAAGCTAAGGAAATAATTAAGTACAGAAATAAAAATGGAAATTTTAAAAATATTGATGAACTATTAAACGTTGAAGGCATTGGGAAAAACACATTAGAAAATATAAAAGGAAAGGCGGTGGTTAAATAATGCCTTACGAAGTTTTAGCTAAAGTTGGACTCCCAACAGGTATATTGATAATAATGTCGTTTTTAATTTGGGAATGGATAAAATCCAATAAAAATATTCACGAAGACCATAAGCACTTCGTGAATGAAGTAATAAAAAAATGTGATGATAGAGAATGTAAATTAATGCAACATATAGAAAAGCAAGACGATAACATGGGAAGAATAACAGACACATTAGAAAAAGTTGAGGAAAGGCTAACAAGCGTAGACACAAGGCTTAGTAATGTTGAAGTAAATATTAAGCATAGGGGGTAAGATAATAAGAATGAAAATAGGAATAGATTGTGGTCATACAATGTCTGGTGCTGACTATGGAGCAGTAGGAATAAAATCAGAATCAAACTTGACTAGAGAAGTAGGAACAAAAGTAATAAGTAAATTACAAGCGTTAGGACATACAGTTATTAAGTGTTATAAAGATACTTGTAGTAGTTTGAACGATAGTTTAAGTTATAGAACTAATACAGCTAATAATAACAATGTAGATTTATATGTATCTATTCATTTTAACGCTTTTAATAGTAAAGCACATGGAACGGAAATATGGACATATGGAGGTAAAACTTTTAAAGAAGTTAATAATATATTAAACAATATTTGTGATTTGGGATATACAAACAGAGGAATAAAAAATGGAAGTAATCTTTATGTATTAAAGCATACAAAAGCTAAAGCTATGCTTGTTGAATGTTGCTTCATAGATTCTAAAGAAGACATGAGTAAATACAATGCAGAAAACATAGCTAATGCTATAGTAAAGGGATTAGTAGGAGAAACAATAAAAATAAATGATAAAGAGGTGTTTAAAATTAAAAGCATAGTATGTTATAACAATCAAGTAGATAAAAGAGCAGCAGAATATTTGGCGGATTATTTAAATTGTGGAACAATAGATATAACAGCTAGAACAATAGACACAAACGATTATGATAAAATTTATGTAGTAGGTGGAGGAACCAGTCCTACAGAAAACGTCATTAGAATAGGAAGCAACACAGATAGGTGGGGAGTTATAAAGGAAGTATTAAAATTTTCAAAAAAGTTTTAGGAGGAACTTATGGAAATTAATGAATTTTTTAGCGTAGATTATATCTCTACATTCATGGGAACAGTAGTTGTTACTATGCTAATGGTACAATTTTTAAAAGAGTTACCAGGAATAAAGAAGATACCAACCAGATATTTTGCATTTATTATTGCATTTTTAAATATTTTAATCTGTAGTATTCTAACAAATACATTTAATTTTAATAATTTATATTTAATGTTTATAAATGCAATGTTAATTACATTTACTACTACTGGAGGATATGATTTTTCTATAAACACTATTAAATATGAAAATAACATAAAATAA